CCCATGACAATCCATGAGCCTCCAGCCACGGCCTAGCCTTTGAAGCGTCCCTAAAATCCTGCTCCGTAACTCTGCCCCCAGGGTCAGCGATGCCTTTCATAAAATTATAAATTCCAAGAAAGTCGCCTGCTGGCGTTCCAGCCGCAAGCGACGTTTGAAGCCGGTTGTACCCGTCGCGTACTTGCTGAAAATTCTTGCTCTGGGCAAGAAATTCCGTCCGCATTCTCGCTGCTTCATTGAATTGCTGATACGGCGAGACGCCGCCACCTGATGGCCCTTGCAAAGCCTTTGATGCAAGAGCGCTATCCCTGGTGGCTTGCGCATTGAGTAGATTGCGGCGCTCTTCCAATAGTGGATCTTCCGGCTTTCCGCGTTGATCCACAAACTGCGAAATTCCTGGCCGGTTAATACTGGCCACTGCTTGTTGAGATGGCTGACCTTCCGGCCCAGGTATGTTCGGCAACCCCTTGATTGCCTCCTGTGTCTTATTTTCCTGGTCTATCGCCTGCTGCGTCTTGTTATTGCTCAACTGCTTGCCGGCAATAGTGGCCGGAGTTTCTAACATCTTATTGAACTGCTCGGGATTGGCGCCCGTAGCCTGGCCAAACTTCATCATAAAGTTCAAATCCAGCGGTTTTTCTGGGGTAGCCGCCTTTGGATCAATGAAGTTGCCTTGCGGGGTTAGCGGTCCTTCTGTGCCTTCAGGTCTTGACTGTGCAGGTTGCGCGGGTTGTGCTCCGTAGTCGGTACGGAGCTTGTCCAATTCGCCGGTTCGCAGGTTACTCAATGCGGGCTGAATCGTCATTTCCATAAGTTTGTCTAAACCCTGGGGATTGATGCCCGCCTTGAGTCCACTGGTAATCAGCGCTTGTCCTGCCTTTGCAATATCTTCCTTAGTTCCGGCCTTGTGGAGCTGATCGACTAACGCCGGTAATTGATTATTGGTAAAATCGTCCACGGCTTGCTGGCTTGTCGTCCGACCGCCAAACGCCTGCGCTACTTGACCGATTGCCGTGCGATTTCCCGCTTGTGCTAAAAAGTCTGCTAGTCCCATAAAATTTTAACTGCTACCGCCGAACTGGAATATGCCGCCGCTACCCTGTAGACCGCTGCTTGTACCGCTAGCCGTGCTTTGGCTTTGTCCGGTAGAATACCGTCCTGCCTCAATGGCAACGCCCAGCTTCTTGAGCCATAAATCAAGGAGTTGTGAGGCCGTCTGCTCGTTAAACCCCGTCTGTCGTGTTGCCTCGCTAGTATCGAATGCGGTCTTGCGCCCTGCTTCGGCTGTTTCCACTCCTAGCCGCCCTTGAAAGGCATCGCGCGCAGCTTGTTGAAGGTTGTTCATGTAAGTACGATCGAGGGATGAACGCGCCGAGCCTTCAAGAAACTGCGACGGTGAATTGAGCCCACCCGATTGCGCTAACTCCTCGCGCTGTTGGGCTACGGATTGGCCATAGGCCTGCTGAAGTTTGGACTGTTGAGTCCCGTAAAGGGTGTTTTCCAGCTTATCGAACCCTCCCGGCGCAACGCTGGTATATTGGCCGGGTACATATTGGGGGTTGTAAGTAGGGCCTGACGGGTCGCCGGCAAACGCCTGCGCCTGGTTCATAAAATCTGCGTTGTACTTGGTTCCGCTCTCGGATTGCGAGGTTGACTGTGACTGATTTTTCGATTTAGTTTTGCCACCACTGCCGCTCACGCACTCGGCAATCGGCCCTGAGTATTGATAGCCTTCCCGCTCCAATACAGCGCCAGTGGCAATGTCTATAACTACCCTAGTTAATATATGTTTCGGTTTGCGCATAGCGGTTGTTTCTCACAAAATGAAATTCATATTCCTCGTCTTTGTGGCGGTGAAACGCATAGGCGCGCGCGTTTAAGCCTCTCACTATCTGACTAATTACCCTTAGCGCGTTGCCGGGAGTAATAAGCACAACCACAAAAACCAGCGGCCCCGCAGTTAAATCGCATTTCAGCAGCACATCAAAGTCAAGGAGTCTCACCACGTTGATAAGTTCCGGGTAAAATTGCACATAGCCAAGCAAAAACCGTCTGTCAGGCTCGTAGAATAAGCGGTCATTTTTATGGCATAGCTCAAGAGCGTCGTTTATCTCTTCGTCAGAGAAGAACGGGAAGTGTTCCGCCATTAGTTGCTCTAGCTCGCCCATTAGAATATCAGCACCCTTAGTGCCATCGCAGCGCTAGCCTTTAGATAAATTCGGCTTGTATCCCATGGCGTACCATCACTTTTATATACTGATCCCGCTGCATCCTGGTTAATAACAATCCACCCGAGCGGTATGGTTCCCAGGCCATGCTCTATAAAAAACTCCGCACCGGCAGATTGGCTGCTCGCATCGACGAATGCGGTTTTATCGATTGCTTTGCTGACAATCTCCCTAAACTGCGGCTCCAACGTATCTGTTTGCTGTACCAGGTTCATTTGACTATCCAAGAGGTGCAACCCACCCCGACAATGAGATTACCGGGCACGTCCCACACCGCATTAGTTTGAATGTTCTGATCGGCAGAACTGTCCACGGCTATGCCGGTGGCATTTAGGAAGTGTGCCCCAGCTGGGGAGGCAACATAGAAAGCATCGTAAGATGTTTGCAAGAAAAGTCGCCCTATACCGAACTGACTGACAACCGAGTTTCGCGCCTTAAGTGTCAAATCGACGTGAATGGACGCAAGGTTTTGCGTTATCCCGCTCGCATTGGTTATCACTGCGGAAAAAAACAGGACGCCGCCGTAGTAGTATTTCAGTTGGCAGTTCGACCCTGTGACGATGTTCATCAGGAAATCTTGAGATACAAATAGGTATCTGCCCGTGCTAAGCGCATTTGCGGCAACGAATATCGGGGTATAAAGTTGCGCCTCACCGACAAATGCCGAACTTGGCTCGCCCACATCGTTCGCAACTGTGGCCACCGTAATATTGAAGTTATTAAATAAAGTATTTACGTTGGTGTTTATTGCCGCCAAATCGCTCGTCATGTTATGGATTTTGGCTTGCTGGATATTAGCGGCTGCGGCAATATTGGCGTCCAATAATCCGCCATTGTGGTCGCTGTAGAGAGTGTTGATCTGGTCGTTGACCTTGGCCGATTCCGCTGTGGTATTCGGCGCAAAATCCCCGTGTGGTTTTGCAATGATTGACATTATGGGCTCGCGTTCAACGTAAATACGTCATAGGTGCGTTTGTCTTTGATTCTCATCTCAGTTTCGACTTGAAAGAACCTGAAGTCCGAACCGTCGCCGGTATTTTGAAAGCTGAGCGACAAATAGCGCCCATAGCGGCCGTCTAATACCGAGGTGCGCGCGCTGTTAAAAGACGGCCCCGCCCATTTAGCAACATCCCACTGCCCCGCGTCCCAGATTAAGCTGGCCACGGTATCGACTGAGACAGAGCCGCTGGAAAACTGCTTCTGAAAGTAGTCGACGCCAAAATGGACTTGCTTGGTGGCATCGAATACCGGCTTAATCCATCTAACTTGTTTGTTTACGGCCGGATCGCCCAGATATCGGGTAGTAAACCCGCACATATAATCCACGCCCAAATCCTGTTTCCCCACATCGAGCCGGTTAATATGCCCGATGTCCGATTGTCCGGCTAGGAACTCACCGTTATCAGCCCCGCCGTCCCATTCCGTAAACGAGTCACAGTTAAATCCTGTATAATTTGTCCATGCCAGCTGTGAACCGGACATATCTAGATTGGTGCAGGCCCAAAGCGTATCATTTGGCCCGCCGGCATTGTTGAAACTCAAAAAATACTGCCGCTTTTTCCTATAGTATTTGCCCACCGCGTTACGGAAGTACGAGCTGAAAAGAGGATCGATCTTGGCCGATATGAGCGTTACGGTAAACCCGTCCGTTAGGTACATTCCATCCTTGCCGAGAAATACTACCCCCACCGGAATAACCGAGCCGTTGGATAAAGCCGTCACGGTGGCCACGGTCCACGGCGCTATACAGCCAACACTGGAGTATTGCCTAAGCGCGTTGCCCAAGAGTGGCGAGCCTTCGAGGCGCCATAGGCCTGAAGTTTTGCCGCATATAAGAACTTGGTTGGCTGCTTTTAAAAAGCTCGCCGTGCCGCCTTGATTATCGCTGATATTTAGCAGCGCGGCCGCTTGCCATGAATTGTCTACGTTAAGATCGGAAAACCGCACTCCATTATTTGTGAGCGCATACATGCGGTCGAGGTAAAGCTCAATTTGAATCGCAATGGGCGAACCACCGCCAACTGCGGCCACAGTCGTGCCGTTATACGACTGCATTGGATCAACGCCGTTAGTCCAGTAAACTTTATCCTTGGCCGTCCATGTCACAAAGGAGAACCGCTGCCCTGTGGTGAGGCCACCTAAAATCGAAGTTGGTACGCCCGTGACATCATTGACGGTAAATACATTTGCATCGGCCGTAGCGAGTTGTATCCCCTGCCCGTTCTGTTTATAGAAGCGATAGAGGGACTTTATAGGGTTAGCGTTAATAGGCCCGGCCTGCGTGTATCTAGTCTGCCCGCCGCGGCCAATCAGATATCCGGCTGCAACCGGATACATATTGATGCAGTTCAGAAGCTCGTTAGGGGCAATGTCTAGGGGGGCGCCTCTCAAATTTATGCCGCCAGAAAAGTCTGTAAGTATCTCCGGCTTTAGTGCCACAAGGATTTACCCTAGCTCTTTTCGCTGCCAGCACACCGGGTAGTGATACCGCTTGTTGTCCAGGCTTAAATGATAAGAATCCTGCGCCTTCACTTCCGCTTTGCATTGCGGGCAATAGATAGGCTGGCGGCCGCCGACCTTGGTTGGGTCGGAGTTACTGCCTTCTACTTTCTGAGGTGCCGGAGTCGCTGGTTTAGTAGGTGTTGCCATTATTCCCCCTTCATAAATCGTTGTAGGCCGTAGCGTGAGGCATATCCAAGTCAAATTCCTGATCGCTAAATAACCGCACGATCAGATTTTCGTATTCCATTTTAGTCGGCGCATAGTCGCCCAAATTATCGAACCGCGCCCCGTAACAGTATGCGCCCGCCACAATGCAGGGAGTGTGCTTCAGCTTCCACTCGGTGATGTCGTCGTTCTCGGTCAACGATGCCGGGTCTTTATATTTCCAGACGTATAACTTTTGCAGCTCGGTCGGTACTGCCGGCGCTATATCGCTTGTCGGTATGGGGTGAAGCCGCAAAGTTTTAAGCCCGAATATGCAGTAATAGGCCGGTTTCCCGGTCATCACGAAACCGTCGATGGCCATTTTATTTAAAAACTCATCCTGGCCAATCTTCTTTAACACGGCATCGCTGCCTAACGCCGGAATGAACACCTTGTAAACCTTGTCCGTATCAGTGTTTAAGTCGTAATTACGCCCACTATTCATGTCCACGCCGTTGCCGGGTAGCATCGTTGCGCGCTCCTCGCGCTGTAGTGAGTGGAGCAGCCCACGGCTAGCGATATCGTCAAGCACAAGGTTCACCCAGCGCCCCACGTTAGAGCGCATAGGGGCGCTGGAGTCTTGGATTAGTTCAACGACGGCGTTGATTATGTCCGCCTTCTTCATGCAGGCTTCTCTGTCTCGCCTTGTAGATATGCCGGGATGAACGGCGCGTCTTCATGGTGCAGCAAAGACTCGCGCTGTAACTGTGCCTTGGCCATTTCCTGACCGATAGCGGTGTCGTCGGCCGCTTTTCTAATATCGTCCTGCTCGGCGCGAAACTTAAGGACCTCTTCCGACGTTGCTTCACTCAGTCTGGAATACGGGTAACGCTTAAACTTGATTTTTTTGACAAATTTAACGCCCAGCGCTTCATCCGTGACGGGCACGTGACCGGTAATGACCGCCATATCGAGCACATCTAAAACGCTTTTTGGCACTGGGACAGGCACGTCCTTTTGTATCCAATAAGATACACCCCCGGCGCCTACAAATACGTGTGATTCGGTGTCCTCTGCGCCGCGCCTGTTGATTTCAATCCACCAGTGTTTCTCGGCTTGCTGACGCTTCTCCTCGTCGTGCTGCGACATGTCTAACTTGGCCTGTGTGTCGCGTTCCTGCTCGGCCAGGTGGATCTCGTCTAAAACCTGTTTATCGCCGGTCTGCTCAAGCAATTTGAGCGCCAATGACCGCTTTTGAGAGTCGGACATCCCCTCTATTGCCGCCTCTGTGGTGATTTTGGTCTGCATTCCTAGTCTCGGCATTTGTCCCCCTTTTCTATTTCGATTCCCATAATTTTTGCTTTGAGCTCCCAATATTCAGGCGGTGCAACCGCTTCCCCCTCCGGACATAGCCATAGGGAACAAAGCGGTCTGTGGTGAGGTGCCACTGTACAGCCCGTCTTCGTAAGGTAGGGCAGCGCACTAATTGCGTTATCACTGGTGAATTCGAGTTCAACACGGTAAACACTCCTCGCCCACACCATCGCCTGACCGCACCCCACCGGATGACAGCAATGATAAGGTGGTGTGCAGGTGGCGCATATTGGTTTTGTTAAATCGATTAACTTCTGATATAGGTCAATTAACTCCATTAGGGCACGGCCCGCAGGCCCGGAAAAAAGTGAAGAACGCGCCCGTCGCTGTTAGCCGCTAGCGGCAATATTCAGCGACTTCATACATAAATTCCTCAATGAAATCAATCCTATTGATATTGAAATTAAAGTATGATATGCTATTCTTATGAAGATAGAGAAATTCACCAAGCGTAAAAGCAAACTCACCGGCAAACCTTATCCGCGTTGTCAAAAAATCGAGTCTAGACAACAATGCGATAAACCTATATATAGCGATGGCTATTGTTGGATGCATCTCAAACCTAGCTCCACTCAATTATCCCTCGCCGGCACATCCACGAGAGAAAATAAGCCGTCGGGTCTGCAAAGTAGTCTCTAATCTCCTGCGCATATACGCTAGTCAGAAATAAAGGTTGCCCCTCGTATATCCGCCTAAACCTCCGGGCTAGTTGTTCTACTGTTGCTGACGCCGATATGTTAAGCTCTTTATTAAAGTCGCTAAAGGATAGGCCGTCGCCGATTACTACCGGAATCCTGCCAAGCAATACTGCCTCTAAAAACCGTTGTGTTGCCTGGCCCCAGCCCGCAGGACATAGCGCACAAGTCCAGCTTGTCATTTCAACTTCGTAGAACTTAACAATAGGGCTGCTTGCCGGCGTCGGCGCATTCCATGTGTCGTTATACTCAAAGAAACCCGGCACATCGGCTATTTCTAAAGCCTTTTTAACCTTGTCTCTGATCCCCCCCGGGTCGCGCTGCCCACGAAAGTAAAATCCTTGCTTGGCCTCGTGAAGCGGCTTTAATGGTCTTGGATTGGCTAACAAGTCCTTCAGCAGCATCGAACATCCAGGCCGCACCATGACATTCCAGTTTCTATGATTGGGCTCCGCGTTCATGGCGGTAAAGATTGAGCCATGAAAGGCCGGATGAATCTGAATGCCGCAAAGTCCAGCATCTCCCTCGATATCGAAAACGTGTCGGGCCGGATGTTTTACTAAAAATTCGAATCGGTCCCGCTGGAGTAGAAATCGCTGTTGATCGTTAAACTGACCGCAGTAAAACAACTCGGCTTCGTCCGGCCCGACTAGCTCGCACCACTTCGCTATACCTGCCTCAGAGAACGGTACACTGTCCTCATAGCCCGCAATCTGGTCGTGCAGGTGCGGAAGCGCGTGAGAGTATTTATAAAGCCTGATCTTTCTCATGTTCTAAGACAGCTTCCCACTCGCCGATAAATTTGTAATAAGTGTCCCCGTCGTTGTCGTAGTCTTTAGCTTGATCCCCGTATGTCTTATCGTGCTCCGCTTTGCCGAAGAGGTAATGCATGTGCTCTAGCTTCACCTCCGGCAAGTAGTGAAGCCTTCCCAGCTTGGCGCCAATCGTATGCCATACCGTATCGATAAAGAGCTTGTTTAGCCCTGGATAACAGAGCCACCCCATTTGTCTCACTAGCTCCCCGCCTATACACGGGTGAGTTGCTAGCTTCTCGCCCCAGTTACCATCATCACCGTAGGAAATGGCGCCTACGCCAGCGGCGTCTATCAACTTCTCGTCCCAGTGCTTTGTCCGAGGTATGAGGTCGTCACCTAAAAACCCGTAATAATCGAGATTCGGAAACGTCTCGAATACCCACTTATAAACGCCGCCCAAGCCTACCGGCTGGCCCACGTGTACCGTCCACCAATGGGGGTAATTTATCTTCCTGTACTCGCCTAGCACCGGGTCGTCCTCGTCCAGATAGACAAGGGTTCGCGCCTGCTGTTCGGTATCCAGCGAGGCGTCCAGAAATCGCCTCAAGTTATGCGGCCGCCCGCGACTGGGTAAAATAAACAATCAGTACTCGTAATCGCCGATATGCTTGATTTCTATTGTCGGGTCACACCATAC